TGAATTAAATCATACTGTTGCAACGGCTGCTTATTTAGAACTGATGTTCCACGACAACAAAGAGGACGCAACTTTAATAATGAATAACATAGAAAAACTAGCCGAAATTATTGCAAGAGGAATATGCGAGTATTTAAAAGTTCCTTTTGTCGAGAAAAAGATTGTCAAAGAAGTAGACAAAGATAATATTGATGTCATAGCACCAGCCGGACATTATTACAAAATTCAAGTTGGCGCATTTTCACATAAAAGTTATGCGGATGCAGAAGCTGCTAGATTAAAAGCATTGGGTATAAAAAACATTGTTACATTAGATTAGAGGAGGTAATAAAATGAACATATTAATATTTTTACAAGCTTTATTATTGACATATTGGTCAGATGCTCTGCTAGTAATAGTAGCGGTTGCAGTGTTAGCGGTCCTATATAAGAGGGGTAAGAAAGACCTGGTTAAAGAGATAATCTATACTTTGGTAGTGAAAGCTGAAAAAGAACTGGGTAGCGCAACAGGTAGTGCAAAGTATAGTCAAGTTATAACAACTTTATATTTAAAATTACCACTTATATTAAGATTGTTTTTTACAACAGAAGAAGTTAACAAATATATAGAAGATGCTGTTACTTGGCTTAAGTCTAAATTAAAGGATCCAGAAGTGAATTTATTAAGTTATGCAGAAGAAACCAATGAACCGGTTACACTAGATATTAAAAATTTTAATAATAGTGGAAAACAAGATATAGAGAACTTAACGGCAGAGTTAGAATTTTATAGGAAACAAAATAATTTATCAGATTAATAAAAGACCTGAGGTTAGAGAAATCTAGCTTCAGGTCTTTATTTATTTTTTGATAAAAAAAGAGGAAAATATAAAAAAATGTAGAATGTAATCATATCAATGGATAAAAGACAGTTAAGATAGTTTAGGAGGTTTTAATATGGGTATGTCATATAAAGTTATTTTAGAAATTCGTTATAATCAAGTTCTTGAATTTTCTGATAAAACGTTTATTAGTAGTTTAATTAATTATTTAGGTACACTTGGATATCAGGTGAACTTTTTCAATGATAATATTGATGCTGTGAATTCGAAAATAAAACATCACATAAATATGGGGGCTAACAGATGTGGAATTGATTTTAATACAAAAGAACTAGATTATACTAGTTTTAAAGAAATTATTGAAAATTTAACAGGCATTTCTAAGTTGTTAAATTTTAATTTTTTAAACAGAATTGGATTAAGAGTAACAACTTTGAATTCATATACTACAATATCTGAAGCAAACAAAAAAATCACCAGTGTTTTGAATATAGAAAATGATAAGCTAAATAGTATAAAATCTAGTTGTGAAGTGTGTTTTTTATCGTTTGCTGTAAAAAAAACTAGATCATAATATTAAACTTTCGATTTTACCTAATCAGGTGAATATAAGTGTAAATGGATTGGATGAACAAATTAATACTTTAAATTTAGATATAGATGTGTCTGTAACAAATACCAACGGAAATGCAAATTCACTTGAAAAGAAATATAGACTATTCTTAGAAGAGATTAAAGAATATAATAAAGATTTAAACGAAATTTTTTAGTAGGTGATAAAATGAATGAATCATTACAAATAAAAATGGACAACATTTGGTTTCCAACAACTGGTGAATATGACAAAGAAAAAAATGATAAAACAAATAATGTAAATTTCCATGAAGTAATACTAAAAAGTATGACTTTAGGATATAATAATAATAATGAGGAATCTTCAATAACATTTAATAATAATAATAATAATAATAATAATAATAATAATGAAGAATCATCAATGACATCGAATGATAACTTTGCCTCAGATATACCTGGTTTTCAAAAAAATACATTAGGTGACAGTGAGGAGTTTAAAGAAATGGATAATAATGATATGATTATAAAATTAATTGAGAAGGTTGAACAAAGTAATCAACAACTTAAAATTGATTTAAATGAATCTGAAAAGAGAATAACAGAAGATAAAAAAGAAAGCGAAAAGAGAATTACGGAAGAACGCAGACTTTCTGAAGAACGTATGGAAAAAAAATTTGTTGAAGCTATGAGCTCATTCAAACAATTAAATGATAAAATAGATATTAATAATACGCAATTAAATACAAAGATTGATACTAAAGCTAAGGAATCAAATGATAAAATTGATATAAATAACAAATATATAAATAACATTTCGATTACTACTATGATTGGAATTGCCGCAATTGCGGTTGCACTTATTGTTGCTATGTTTGCCTTTATTTATACAAGTAAATAATCCAGTATTCTCAAAGCCACTTCGTTTAATAGTGGAAAAATAAACCCTGTAAGATTTGAAATTGAGAATAAGGATGAAAGCATTTCAGAAATAAAGGTAGATAAAGTTATCAGTGTAGAAAATGAGAAACTTGCCAAAAAACTAGAGCAGTATGTTTAAGCTGTGGAGATAAATGGAATGTATAAAATAAATTAGCCACCAATTAGCCACCTAGTCACAAAATACAATCAAATTATAAACCAAGCTATAAGTATAAGAACGGCTCATACAGGAGGTTAAAGGCGATTTATCTACATCTATAAATACATTAAGAACAAAAGGCGAGTGTGGGGTCAAAGACCAGGTCGACTAACTTATGAATGCACTAACAGTGCGGTATAGCAGTCTTTTATTAGACTGCTTTTTACTTTTTTGAAGATTAATTAACCACCAATTAGCCACCTGTTAAACATAAAATCAATGTACCTATAAATTAGGCACATTGATTTTATAGTTTTCTAATACTTTTTTAGTACTTTCTCTATTTATGTGAGTATAAATTTTATGTGTTACCTCAGAACCTTTCTTATGTCCTATAATTGATTGCGTAATAGACTCAGGGACACCATCAATAGCCATGTGTGTTACAAATGTGTGTCTAGTATTATGAAATGGTCTATAAATCAATTCTAAGCTTTCTAGCGCCTTCTGCCATTGTCTTATTACATATCTCTTTTGCAACGGTTCGCCAAGCGCATTTGTAAACACTAGATTTTCTTTATTTTTAAAACTAGATCCTGCCTTAAGAGCATCTTTAGTATTTTGGATCTTGGCTCTTTCCCAGATGTCGTTAAAATTTTCAGTAAATTCTATTTCTCTGAAAGACGACATAGTCTTTGGAATAGTTAACTTCATGCTTCCACCAATTTTTTTACCTTCATGGTCAAAATCTTTTGTATAGCGCAGAGACTTTTTAATACTTAATACACAAGTAACTTGATTAATGTCACTCCAGGATAAAGCAAGAATTTCACCCTCTCTCATGCCGAGGCTAAAGCCCAAATATGCTATATTAGCAATTCTACTACCAGTCCCATATAGATGCTCTATTATCATGTCCCGTTCCTTATGCGAAAAAACAAGCACCTCATTTGTATTTTTTTCTTTTAGATAATTTATTTGTCCTGGAACCTTTATACTAAAACATGGATTTTTAATAATAACATCAGTTTCAATTTCATAATTAAAAAATCTTTTTAGCAATTTAGTTAGCTTTAGTATTATTGGATATTTCTTGCCATTCTTGAAAAGTTTATTTAAATATGCTTGGACCATGTGAGATTTTATATCTTTAATTTTTTTAATTCCTATTTCTGAATCATTTATATACAATCTATATATAGATTCATAGGTTTCAAAAGTACTAATTTTAATTCCGCTCGGCATTATAACGTTAAAAATCCAGTCTTTAAAAGCAAGATTTAATGTTAATTCTCCCGCATCAGCATTCATCCCATTTTTAAGGTCTTGTTTATATCCATCCCTTTTAAGTTCAGCCTCTCGTTTACTTTTTCCGTAGAATGTTTTAAATACTTTTTTACCACTGCTATCATAACCAATTAAAAGTCTTATCCTATAGTATTTGTTTCCATTAACTTCTGTATTTGTTTTAACTGCCATGGTATGCCTCCTTTTCAACCAGTTGGTTTATAATAGTCCTAAAAAATTTACCAGTTGCTTTAAAGCACTCTCAGGTACTTCTAAACAACTAGCTATTTGCTCTATTGTCATTTCATATAATTCAATTGCATCAAAATTTATATTACTTAATCTAAATGCAAAATAATTAGCTTGTTTTTCTAATTTATCTTTATTAATTAAATTTTCATTCAAAGAAGTACTTAAATGAGTATGCAAAATGGCATGACCTAATTCATGTTTTATATAAAAATCTTCATAGTGCTCACTCATATCATTTCTAATAAAAATAATTTCTTTTCCCCCATAATCCCTTATATATAGGCTAGGATTTTCTCTTACAATAATGTTAGTAGGGTCTGTTTTAATTATTTCTATATCTAATGAATCACATAGTTCATTAGAATTATTAGTTCCATAAATGTCAATTAGGCCTAAAATAATATTGTCAATCCAATCCATTGCATCACCTACTTTTTATATTTAAAACTTACCATTTCCATTTGTTTTAACAATTCGTTTGCGAATTCCAATATCTCATTATCATCTAATTTATTTGCATTAAAGCCATGAGCGCCAAAAATCTGATGCATATTTACATAAGCTCTTGCTTCATTTGCATTTATAAATTCAGTAGGAACTGTTTTTTTAGCATTACTTATTACAGTTTCTTTGGCTTGAACTTCTTTAAAAAAATCATCCATTGAAACACCAAGAGATGATGCAATTTTGTTAAGTATCTTAATAGATGGATTGTTTTTTTCATTTCTTTCTATTGCGCTAATATAGCTTGCATTAACATTGGCTATTCTAGCCAGTTCATTTACCCCAATACTCTTTGATTCCCTTATTTTTTTAATGTTATCACCTATCATTTTTTACTTCCTCCATAAATATATTCTAATAGAATATATTATATCCTAACAGAACATGAAGTCAATAGTAAATATATGAAATATTGAGCAATATTCCCCTAGAACATGATAATTTACTGCAATCAAGTGCTATGGGAATATATAGCGTTTTACATATTCTCGAAGAATATGATATTGTATGCTCATGGAACACAGCAAGGGGGGTGAAAAAATTGAATAAAATTAAATTTTACAGAAATAACCTTAGTTTATCAACTTACAAGATCGCAGAATTATCAGGATTAACTGCGAGCTATATTTCAAATTTAGAAAATGATAATAGAACCAATCCATCTAAAGAAGTAATGCAAAAGATTTCTGATGCGTTGAAAGAAAGTGTACAAACTGTATTTTTCCCAGAAGATATTAAAAAGGAGGGATTATTAAATGAATTACACGGTTAAGGAAGTTGCTAAGAAATTAAGAGTTAGTGGAGCTCATGTTTACGAACTAATCAAAAGAGGAGAGCTTAAGAAAGTAGAAAGAATAGGAAGAGTAATAAGAATTTCGAGCAAAGATTTAAATAATATACGTTGCAGAGATTATTTCCAGTGTGACCACAGTAAAGTACAAGTCTTTGAGACAAGCTTAGGTAAAATAAGAATGATTAAAAATGATAGCAAGTATGTTCTTGTTGATTTAACAAAAGCCTTAGGTGTTAAGGATTCATATTCAATCGTTAAAGCTATAGACACTAAATATGTGTCAAAGATAAATACAGATGAAGCAAGAGGATTCGGTTTCTTCTCAAATCAGTTTGGAATACTTTTAATTTCATATGAGGGCATTAAAGAATATAGCACTAAAAGTAGAAATCAATCTAAAGTGGAAACTCTTTTAAAAGAATTAAAAGTTACACATGAAGATGAAATTCAGCAAACTATTGATTTTAACAAAGAAGAAAAATCAAACCAAAATAGTTTAAGCATTTTTGAGGGCCACAAGGTAGAAATCATTGAAGTAAATGGGGAAAAGCTATTTGAACTTTACTCTACGGGCATGGCATTAGGATATGAAACAGTTTCAAAGGGTATAAAGTATCCTCATAAAATAAGAATTGATAAAACAATAAAAAATGCTGATATCAAGCCAGTTGTACACAGTGTACAACCATATTTAACAGAAGAAATGCTTTATGATTTTATGTTAGAAACTAAAACCGATAAAGTAAAACCCTTTAGAAAATGGGTTACTGGAACGGTACTTCCTTCAATCAATAAAACTGGTGGCTATGTAGCAAATACCCCTAAGTTCACAAACAGTTATTTTAATAATTTCAGTAAGGAATTAAGAAAAGAAATGGAAGTTGAGCTTTCGTCTAAAGCTTATAGTCTTTATGAAGAAAAAGAAAAGTTAGATAAGCGAGTATTAGAAAGTATAAGACTACTTGAAGAACTTCAAGGAACATTGAGATAAGGAGGAATTAACAAATGGATAATTTAAACAAAGAAGAGACTGCTCAAGAAGTACCAGTTCAAGAGCAACCTAAAATTACTTTTGAATATTTAATAGATAGTCCATCAAAGATATTTTTAACAAATGATGAAAGTTTGTATAAAAGGTTAATAGAAAATAATCAATCTATTTATATGTTTGGACCTGAATTTAATAAGTCTAGCAATACAGAGAATGTTTTACAAATCAAGATTCAAGATTACCATTTGGTTCAAATCCTACTGGATAAATAGCATTACCTTTTGAAGATAACCAACCGAGTTGAGTGAATTCAACCTCCTTCAAATGTAGAACACCGATAATATCCCATCCAACTGTAACAAAGTCATTGATATTTTCTTGAACTTTGGGTTTGTTGAATTTTGTGGATTGGAAAATTTGATAATTTAAATAACCTTCAATACTGGGAAACATAATTATCACCACCTTTCAAAGTGGTATATTCAACAAAATATTACAAATACCTTTATTTTATAAGGAGGCACCCGAATGCCAAAAATAACTCAAATGACCAGTGAAAGTTTAACCATTATACACATAAAAACGACATTATCCATAAACGAAGCAGCTATTTACGCAGATATAGGTGAGGACAAAGTTAGACAGTTAGTTCACACTAAAGATTTTCCATGTTTTAAAAATGGCAACAAGTGGTGCATAAATAGAGAAATGCTCAATGATTGGCTTAAAAAAATAAGTGCAGAGCATAGGCAAATATGAGGAGGTATAAAATGAAAACAGTTTACGTAATAACAGCAGAAAATCCAGACAATACTCGTAGGTTTGTGTCTGTAAAGGGAACTATGTTAGAAGCAATTAAACTAATTGAAGATATTAAAGAAGGTACAAATACAATTGATGTAGATGTTAATTATCAGATTTCAGAACAGCATTTGTAAGGAATCATATTATTCCAAATAGGCTGAGAAGCCTATTAAAAAATAGTTTTAACTCTAAAAAACAAAACACTTCTTAAAATATATTATTCAATTCATTTCTAAAATATACCAATAAAGCGCAATGCTTTAACAAGACAATAAAATAAAATTTAGGGGGCGGAAATCATGCAAGAGGAACTTATCCAACAATTTAAAAATGGTAATAAAAGAGCTGGAGATGATTACTATGAGGCTAATATAAAACTAGTTTATTTTGTAGCTAGTAAATATAAACGTATGAATATGGATCAAGAAGAGGTTTTAGTAATTATTAATCAAGCTTTTGCACACTCATTGAAAAATTTAGATTTAAATAAAGCGCTATTCTCTACTTACTTTGCAGCGGTTGCACATGGAATGATTTTAAGGCATTGTAGAGATTTTGAACATACTATAAGAACTCAAAGAAGAGATTTAGCATTAAAGAAAGTTGTATATTGTGACAGTTTAGATACAGTTATCTACGCCAGTGATAACGAAGACATCACACTTGGTCACACTATTAGTTCAGTAGATGATTCAACTAGTATTTTTGTAGATGAAGCATTAAGTAAACTTAATAAAAAAGATAGCCAAGCAATAAAACTTCAACTTTTCAATGGACTATCACAGGAACAAATAGGTGAAATATGTGGTTGTAGTCAAGTTCAAATAAGTAGACGATTATCCAGAGCAAAAGCAAAACTGAAAATAATTTTAAAAGAGGTGAGTTGAATGACAGGAGCAAAAACTAGGTGCAAACAATGTATTCATGCTGATAAGACCGCAGTTGAAGCGCCTTGTAGTAAATGTGGAGAGGTCCAATTTAGTAAAAACAAACATGACAACCACTTCTTAGCGACTAGTAAAAATAAAATACTGGAGGTAAGTAATAATGGATAAATTAACAAGGTTAGCAGCAGAATTAAGGCTTTCAAGGGCAATAGCAAAAAGTTATAAAGAAGCTAATGGATTAATGGACAGGCTAATGAAACAACCAAAGAAACCACTAGGTACAAAATAATGAAAGTTAAAATTAAATGTGTGAAATGTCATAAAAACTACAAAATGAAAGTTTCCACTATTAAACAAGCTAGAAAGTTTAAGAGAGCAAATAAAACTAGAATATGCAATGAATGCGAATTTAAAATAATTCTAAGGCGAGTAGCAAGACAAATTATAAAGGAGAATAGGAAGTTATGTTAGATATGCCTGGCAAGGATGAACTTGTAAAATTATGCGAGAAAAGAGTGACAATAAAAGAATTAGCTGAAAGGTATTTTGTAGGCACGACAACAATTGATAGATGGCTTAAATTTTATAGGGTAAGCAAAGCAGGGTTAGGATTTAAAAAGGGAACATTAGAGGAATTAATAAATACTGACTTGACTAAAAACAAAATAGCGAAAAATCTAGGGTGCAATATCAAAACATTAAATACTTATCTAAATAAATACGGATTACAGAGGGTGGCGAAATGAAACTTAAAAGTTATAAAAGCTATATACAATTTTGTAAAAAACATGGCGTAGTAGCAACTAAAGAGGGTTTGTTGAATTGGAGCAGGTATTGCAAATAAAAAAGGACCTTTTGGCGAAGGTCCTCAGGAAAATAAACTTAAATATATTATACCACAGAAAGCGAGGTTATAAATAATGAAAAAACAAATATTAGCTTATATCATAGCACTCATAAATGCAGGAATAGACAACTCGGTAAGGCTTGAGAAATTTGAAAATGAAGAGACTGCAGTAACAGTATTAGAAACATCTAACAATGGATTGTTTGGTTTGCAAGGCTTTGTAGAAGATTTAAATGAGGGTGAAGTAACAGACGAAAGCATCTATGCAAAAAGAATAGTTGGATTAATTGAGGATTGCAAAAAGCTTAGGAGTGAATTATCCAGCACAGAGGAATATAAAAATAAAATAGTAAAAGTTGGGTTTGAAAATGTTACTAAATTAAAGGCAGAAATTCGTCAACTTCAACATGATGTAAATGATTATCAAAAACAACGTGAAATAAGTAATAATGCGATAAAGATGTTTCAGAGAGACAATAAAATGTGGCAGGAAACTTGTACTATATTAAAAGATAAAAATGAAAACTTAAAGGACCACACTGGATACAGGATTAATAAATAATTGGAGGTTGTACAGATGGAAGAAAAATACAAATATGTATTAGAGGGAGTATTACAGAATTTAAGGTCTATAGATGGACCGAATTCAGCAGATGAATACATTGATGATTCTATAAAAATTATTGTTGAGGCTCTAAAAGAAAAAAATAAAGGGGGAAACAAATAATGGGAAATTGTGGAATAGCAAGACGAGTGGATAACTTAGGAAGGATTGTGTTACCAATGGAATTAAGGAAAGTTTTAGATATTCCAGAAAATACTCCAATGGAAATTTACACTGAGGGCGAAACCATAATTCTTAAAAAATATGCGCCAGATTGCTTATTTTGTGGCGAAAATGATAACCACCTTGTTAATTTTAAAGGTAAATGGATCTGTAAAAAATGTTTAAAAGATTTAAAAGACCAAAATAAATAATATATCGGAGGTTAGTAAAATTGAATATTGAACTTAAGGATATAAAAATAATAAATTTCAAAGGTATAAAAGATTTATCAATTGATTTCGGCAAAGTAACTAACATTAGTGGAGAAAATGGACTTGGGAAAACAAGCATCCAGGATGCGTTCACATTTTTATTATTTGATAAGGATAGTAAGGATAATAGCAAATTTGATGCGCAGCCTTTAGATGCAGATGATAATCCTATCCATAATTTAGAAACTGTTATAGAAGCTACATTGATTGTAGATGGTAAGGAGATAGCATTAAAGAGAATTTATAAGGAAAAATACACAAAGGTTAGGGGTACATCAAAAATAGATTTCAAAGGCTATGAGAGTGAGTATTATGTTAATGAAGTTCCTCATAAAGTTACAGAGTTTAAAAACTATATAGGAAGTTTGCTGAATGAAGATGCCTTTAAATTAATTACAAGCCCAACTTATTTTTCAAGTTTAGAAAAGAAAAAGAGAATGGAAATTATTACAGCAATAGTCGGTGATCTAGATAATATGGCTGTATTAGATGCAAAAAAAGAACTTGAGCCATTAAGAAAACATTTAACAGAACATACCCTAAATGATTTTAAGAAGATGACAAGGGACAAGGTTAATAAGTTGAAAGTAGATAGAGCAAAACTACCAGTTAGGATTGATGAAGCTACTAAGAGCATACAGGAGTTTGAATTTGAGGCACTTGATATACAAAAGCGAAGCACTGATGCAGGAATAAAAAGTATTGAAGAACAGTTGCAGGATAAAAGTAAAGATAATGAAGGCCTATATACTTTAAAATCTGAATTAAGAGAAAAAGAATCTGCATTATTGGACCTTGAATATAAGATAAAAGCTAATCTTAATAAGCCTAGAGAGATACTAGAAAGCGATATAAGAACGAAAGAAACTAGTATAAGACACCTGAATGTTGTTCTGGATGAACATAAAGAATCCATTCATAGAAAGAAAAGCAAAATAGATAGTGAGCTCCAATATAAAAGGAATAGTCTATTGGAAAAATATAAAGCTATAAAGGAATCTAAATTTGAATTTGACGAAGAAAGCTGTAAGTGTCCAACCTGTCTAAGAAAATTTGAAACTGATGATGTAGAAGCTAAAAGAGCAGAGTTAGAAGGTAACTTCAATACAGATAAAGCTAGAAGAACAAAAGAAAATATTGCTGATGGAAAAGCCACTAATTTAGAAATTGAGACAATTAATAAACAGATCATTGACTTAGATGTTAAAACAGAAGAACAAAAAGGAGCTCTAGCATTAATACAAAAATCATTAGATGTAAAAAAAGAAGAATTAGAAACACTTAAAACTACACCAGTGGGCGTAACTCCTGAAACAAAAATTATTAAAACAGAGATTGAGACTCTAGAAAATAAAATTAAAGATTATAAAGTAGCAGATACTACAGAACTAACCGCTAAAAAAACAGAACTAAACACTTCATTAAAAGAAGTAGAAAACCAACTTGCATTCAAAGATGCTAATGAAAAAACTTTAAAAAGAATTGAAATTTTAAAAGATGAAGAAATAAATGCAAGTGAGAAAATAGCAGAATTAGAGGGGCTAGAAATATTATCTGAAGACTTTATAAGAACTAAAGTACAACTATTAGAAGAAACAGTTAATTCTAAATTCAAATATGTAACCTTTAAAATGTTTAGAAACCAAATAAATGGAGGCTTGGAAGAAGTTTGTGAACCTTGTTTTGAAGGAGTCCCATATGGCAGTAACTTAAATAATGCTGCAAGAGTAAATTGTGGGTTAGACATAATTAATACATTATGTAGCCATTACGGTGTTAATGCTCCTATATTCGTCGATAACGCTGAGAGCGTAAATAGATTAATTCCAGTAGAAAGCCAAATTATAAGACTTGTTGTTAGTAAAGATAAAAAATTAAAGATAGAAAATAGTGATCTCTAATGTATAAGGACATAATTGGTAAAAAGTTCGGTAAACTAACCGCTATAGAACATGTAGGAATAAATAAACATAGAAAGTCATTGTGGTTGTGTAGATGTGAATGTGGAAATATAACCACTGTAGTGATAAGCAAGCTGACTAGTGAAAGTACTAAGAGCTGCGGATGTCTTGCTACAACACATGGGCTAGCTGGCAGAATTAATGGGAAAGTAATGAGGTTATACACAATTTGGTCAGGTATTAAAAGAAGGTGCATGAATAAAAACAATAAAGATTATTCCAAATATGGCGGCAGAGGTATAAAGATTTGTAAAGAATGGATTGGTGATTTTAAAAGATTCCACGATTGGGCTATAAAAAATGGATATAACGATTTATTGACTATAGATAGAAAAAATGTAAATGGTAATTATGAGCCTTTAAATTGTAGATGGGCAACTCAAAAAGTTCAGTCTAATAATAAAACCAATAATATAGTACTTAATTACAAAGGCGAAAGTAACACGGTAACGGAATGGGCAGACAAATTAAATTTTAACCCTGAATCGATAAGATCTAGATTAAGCAGAGGTTGGACTATATCAGAAGCACTAACTATTCCAATCAATAAAATTTGAGGAGGATATATAAATGGTATTTGTAGAATATGGAGCGTTAGATAACTGTAAAAATCCAATGGAAAGCTTCGGAGAAATCTGTGTTCATTGCAATCAATGTGGCAGATTTGATAAAAAAGAAATTGAAAGCAATAAAGCACAAACGAAAGGTAAAGAAATAAATTTATGTAATACTTGTAAATTTGAGATTCCATCGTGTATGGCAAGTGAAGAGGGAGTAGATTTCAAATTTGGGCATGGACTTGGGAATGACAATGTATATGAATGTAATATCTATAAATCAGAAAGCGAGGTAATATAAATGAGTGAAAAAAGTAGTGCAATAACATTATTAGAAAAAGAAATGGTATATACAGTTGGTGAAGAGGAAGTAAAACTTACTGCCAATATAGTGAAGACTTTTATAGCTAGAGGAAACAAACAATTGTCAGATAGAGAAGTAGTGGTTTTCATGAATCTATGCAAATATAGAAAACTAAATCCATTTTTAAATGAAGCATATTTAGTTAAATTCGGCGATGAAGCCCAAATGGTTGTAGGTAAAGAAGCTCTCATGAGAAAAGCAGAGGAAAGCCCAAGATACAAAGGTCATAAAGCCGGGATAATCGTTGCAAGAGAAAAAGAAATACTAGAACTAGAAGGCTGTTTTAAACTCCAAACAGACGTTTTAGTCGGTGGATGGGCAGAGGTTTCTGTAGAGGGTAAGATATATCCAATAGTTGCAAAAGTAGCTATAGCTGAATATAGCAAGAGCCAAGCTACATGGAAAACTATGCCTAGCACAATGATTCGTAAGGTAGCACTAGTACAAGCCCTTAGAGAGTCATTCCCTAGCGAAATAGGTTCTCTATATGCCAAAGAGGAACTTGGAATTGATGAAGATAAAATTATAAATATTAAACAGGAAATTAAAGAAGAAATAAAAAATGAAGCTAATAAAGAAGAAATAAATATTCCAGAAGATATTAAAACAGATATTCCAGATAAAAAAGAAAAAAAAGATACTACACCAATAGTTGATGCTGAAATAGTAGCAGATAAGAGTGAATCAGATGACCCTTATTAAAGTTTTAGCTTCAGGAAGTTCAGGAAATTGTTACATCATCCAGGCAGGAGAAGAAAAGGTTGTCCTGGAGTGTGGTATAGATTACAAAGGTATTCTTAAAGGATTAAATTACAGTATAAAAGGTGTGGTTGGATGTTTAGTCTCACATTCACATTTGGATCACTGTAAAAGCTTTAAAAAAGTATTTGATAATTTTCCAAAGATAGTTGCTCCTTGCAGCGTATTAGAAAAATTCCACTATATAAATGAATATAAAAGTATAGCAACAGAAAGTCATGAATTGATCAATATAGGAAAGTTTTTGATAAGGCCTTTTGATTGCCAGCATACTAATTCAGATGGTTCAGAGTGCAAGAATTTGGGGTATCTAATACAACATCCACTAATAGGAAAAATACTATTTGCAACGGATACTTACTATCTAAAGTATAAATTCAAAAATATAGACCATGTTTTAATCGAATGTAACTATTCAGAGGATAGTATACAATCATTAGAGCCACATGAACAGAGAATTTTTAAGTCCCATATGAGTTTAGAAACTTTAAAAGAAACTTTAAAAACATGGGATTTATCAACTACAAAGACAATTACACTTATACATTTATCTAAGAATAATGGAGAGCCTGAGAGATTCAAAAGAGAGATAGAAGCATTAACAGGCATACCAACTTATATTGCAATAGAGGGATTAGAGGTGGGTTAAAATGACCGTTGAAAATAAAGAGAGATTTATGGAATATGCAAATAAAGTGATAAAAGAAAAAAAGCCTAAAGCAAAAATTAATGATGATAACGTAGCGGATTACAATGTAGTTAAGTCATGGAAGTTTAGGCAAATAAGAGGGTATAAGCAATGATGAGTAATGAAACTATCGCAATAATAGCTAATATAATCGCAATAAATCAAAGAGATAAAGTAGTTAACCAAATAGGTGAAAGTCTTAGAAATGCGTTTAGTGGAGAAAGAATATCAGAGGCTAGAGTACAACGTATACTTGATAAATTTATTGAAGGATTAAAAGAAATATAAGGAGGCTATTCAAGATGAATCCCCGACAAATGGAACTTAATAATATTAAAATGCATAAAGAAAATTGGTATGCATTGATAGCTTGTATATGCTCAGAAAAAACTAAAAGCGTATCACAATCATGTAGCCTGTTAGGTGTAAATTTAAAAAGTGAGAAATCTGAAAAGATAATATATAAGGAACCAAGGTTTGATTTAGATAATATTAAGAAATTATATGAAGAAATAGGAATAGTAAGACAAATGGCAATGAAAATGAATGTTTGCGAAGCTACACTAAGAAAATTCATGAAAAATAATGGTATTGAAACTAAGAAAGTGAAACCTAAAATATCTGATAGCTTTGATAAAAATAAAATAGAAACGCTAAGGAAAGAAGGTAAAAATCTGAAAGATATTTCATTGATAACAGGATATGAATATCAGAATTTAAATAAACTTATCAGGATAATGAATAAAGAAGGAGCGGTAATATGAATAAAGTAGCATTAGTCGGAAGAATGACAAAGGATCCTACCTTAACATTTGCTCAAGGAACGGGTACTGCAGTATGTAAATTTACTATTGCTGTAAACAGACGATTTAAAAAAGAAGGACAACCAGATGCTGATTTTCTTCCAGTAACGGTATTCGGAAAACAAGCTGAGGCAACAGCCAATTGGATGACAAAAGGTAGTCAAGTAGCTATTTCTGGCAATATACAGACTTCTAACTACATGAAAGATGATGTCAGAGTATATAAAACGGAAATTATTGCAGATGAAGTTGACTTTTTAGATAGTAAAAAAGACAGCAGCTCTAACAACAGTAATTCCAATAGTAGTAATTATAATCAGGGTGGAAATAGTAATAATTCTAACAATGGAAATAATGATTTTGGAAGTGATAGCGATATAACACCACTGGATGATTCTGACATTCCGTTCTGATAAATAATGTAAATAACAAAGGAGATTTTTATGATAGAAGCAACCGCTTATAAATGTGAATACTGCGATAAAATATACAAATTAAAACCTTCGTGTAAACGTCACGAGCTCACCTGTTTCGCTAATCCAGGGATGAGAGCTTGTAGGACTTGTAAAAACGTAGTAGGTGACGAAGAAGAAAGAACTATGAAGTGTAATATCACAAAAAAGTTTTTAAGCCATCCATGGGAAATATGTAAATTTGAACATGGATGCAAGTATTACAGAGAGGGCGAAAAAATATTTTAAAGGGCAGGCGATATTGTGATTCATTTCAAACTTACTGAAACAGAAATTAAAAAACTATTGAAAGAAAACTTAATGATAATTTATGATTCAAGAGAACGACAAAATCTACACGTATTAGATTACTTTGATAAAGCAAAAATCAAATATAAAAAACAAAAAATTGATGAGGGAGATTACACAGCTGTTATTACTAAGTGCCCAGCAATGGGCATATACAGAGACTTATATTTCAAGGTAGCGGTAGAAAGAAAAAATAGTGTAGATGAGTTAGCAGGCAATTTGGCAGAGGAAACAGATACTAGGGACGATTTAAGACTTGTAAGAGAACTTAGAAGAGCTAAAGAGAAAGGCATCAAAATGTTTCTAGTAATAGAGGATGAGCATGGAAGAAAAAATATTAAAACTGGAAACTATAGGAGCCTATATAAGCCAGCATCTTTCATGGCTAGGCTAAGAAGTCTTCAAGACCAATTCCTTAGTGGTACGGTTTTTATAAATAAAAATGATACTGGGGAAGAAATATTCGGTATCTTAAAATATGGTGTTAGAAATTTTCTTAAGGATGGAGATTTAGACATTAGTCCTGAAGAATAAGTATTCAAATGATATTGGAGGCTTGGTACTGATGGATAACAAGGAGAAAGCTTTACTAACCTACAATGCAATACAAAAGCATAAACGAGAGGCCCAAAAGGCTAAAGAGCTCGAAATCAGTTTATATCAACTTGATAATCTTAAAAAAATCAGGAGGGGAAACAGATGATTGTATTAAAAATAATAGCCGGAATAATGGTAGTTAGTGAAAAATGTAGCAAATATGATAGGAAAAACAGATGGTACAAATAAAGAAGTATGGTTTTAGTGTTGTAGCTGGACTGGTGTTGGGCTACTGTTTGGCTAAAATTATGGTATTGATAGTGGAAATATTTTATTAGATAAAAATGAGGGGGTTAAAAATATGATTGATAATAATATACGAGTGTTACCGCGGGTTTGCAGTGTATGTAAGGATCTTATATTACCACCGTTCATTTGGTGAATCTGATTTATGTATATATAACCGTAGTAAAAAACAATTTTTAAGAGTATGCCGGAAGTGTAAAAATTCAAGAGTATAGTGTCGTCTTTGCTAACTAGGATGCAACGAATAAGGGGGTAAACATGAAAATTAATAACAAAAATTTCATAGGAAAAATATTTTGTAAACATGATTATAGAAACTTTGAAACACCTATAAATAGAAAAACCAATCCGCATGGTTTTGTGTCTCTAAATGATGATGATGGAATATGGGTTTGCATTAAATGTGGAAAGAAATTATTTGAAATATAAACATATTCGTAAGGTCACGAAAAAGGAGTTGTCCGGTAATTCCGGATAACTGAAAGGTGGAAATTATGTTAATAAAAGAAGGTTCAAAAATAAAAATAGTAGAGGGCAACGATTTTAATGGCTATGCAATTAATGAAATCATAGCTAATGAGGATATAAATATAGAAAATAATAGTTATACAATATTGTTAAGGTATGAGGGTAGTGACAAGAATAACTTATTTGAAAGTGACAAAATAGTAAGAGTAAATGAAAATAATTATATAATATATGGATATTTCAAAGATGCTTTATTAGTAACTCGATATAAAAATAATAAAATTGCTATGTTTGAAAGTTATATGGATTAGCTAGAAAGCATGAACTAATAATAGGGAGGGTATAAAAATGAAATATAAAATATATGTAACTGAAAAAGTGAAGTTTATACATGAAATGGTGATAGAAGTTCCGGATGGTTGTGAAATAGAAACTATTCTTGACAATTCTGAAAAAGGTAGAAATTTGAGTGATGTTGGGTGCTTACTTACAGAACAAGATTGTAATATTATTTCAATAACCAGAGATGACAGCGGTGATTCAGAAATAAAAATTGAAGATATGGATGAGATAGAATAATAGTTCTACACAATTTGATTATAATACGAAGGAAAGTGGAGGTTAAAAAATAATAAAAACAGAGAAACGAGTTGCTAAAGTTGAAGAAAAAATTATTATAATTGATGATACTCACGACAATATGGATTGGCAAAAAACTCTTTATAGGATTGGAACTATATGGAAAGTTAATAAGGTTATGTTTAATAAATGGAATCCGAATGGTGTTATATATTGTGAAAATAATAATTTGAGTTGTCCAAATAATATTTATGAGGTAATAGTTAATTAACAAATATTTATACATGAGAACCACTGACCGTAAGGCAGTTAAGGTTAAGGAGGATATATTATGAATATAAATGAAAATCAAATGCAGGATATTTATCAAAATGAAGGAATTGCAATTTTTGCTAAAGGTAAAATGATATTAGGTATCCATCCCGATAACGTAGAAAACAACGTAAAATCTTTAGATAATGGAAGTATGAAAATTAATTGGGAATGTTTATTAGATACAGTTAATCATAATCCTATTGTAGACGAGGGCGAAAAATGTATTATCGAATTCATTGATAAAGATAAAAAATAGTTTTTGCATCATACAAAAACAGTGTGCAACAACAATTAAATAATAGGGGGAATTATTATGAAAAATCTTAAAGAATATTTAACGCTGAGAATAGAGGGAATAGAATGTGAATGTGACGAACACATCAAATCACTTGAGGTATTTATGGCAAAATATAATACTAAAAAGCAAATGTTAGAGAATAGTTTAAATACTTTTAAATGCGAATTAAAAAATCAAGAAAAAAAATAAGGAGGAATTATTAAATGGCAAAGTTTTGTGAAGATGATTGTAGTGCAATATGTGATTTTTGTAAAAACTATCAAGATGAATATAGAGATATTAATAAGACTATAGGAGAAGATGGGGAATTAGAATTTGCAGGAGACGGAATTTGTAGTGTAGACAATACGGAAGTAGACGCTTGTGATGGTGATAATTGTGATAATTTTATATGCTTCATGAGTAACAGTTAACTGCATACTTCAAAACTATTGTAACTTAATTTACAAGGAGGATTAATGTTGAAAAAAATATTCATAGACACTGAAACAACTGATATTAAACCCGGTGAAATCTGCCAACTGACGTACACAATTACTGTAGATGATAAAGTCGAAGCAGCTAAAAACTTTTTTCTAGCATGCGAGTATGTGGCACCTGGTGCAGAAAAAATTCATGGCTTTTCTGTAGCCAAGCTAAAAGATCTATCGGGTGGAAAATGTTTTAAAGACATTGCTGCAGAGGTTACTGAGGATTTAGAAGGTGGCATTTTTATCGCTCATAATGTAAACTTTGATATTAATTTTGTTAAAACTGAAATAGAAAGAGCCGGTTGTGCTTTTGAAATAGCTGATAAATTCTGTACAATGGAGTATTTCACAGAAATTCTAAAGTTAAAAGGCAAATATGGAAAACATAAATGGCCAAAACTTGAAGAGACAATGCAATTCTTAGGAATAGACAGTAATAGCATAGGCTTTAATAAGGGATTACAGAGGCTTTATGGGAATGAGTCCATTAGCTTCCACGATGCTCGTTTTGATGTTTGTGGCTTAGTAATGGTGTACTATAAGGCCCTAAAAATGGGATATAAAATATAAGGAGGTTTACAAATGAATAATTTAAATATCCCTCCACATAGTTGCAAAAATTGTGGACAATGCTGTGGACCGATTCTAATTAATGAAGTTGAGTATAAAGAAATAAAATCCTTTGTCCGTAAAAACAGACCTAAATATAATAAAAAGGCTACCTTTATGGATTGCAAATTTAGAGTTGATAACAAATGTTCTATTTATTTAGTCAGACCTACATTATGTAAACTTATGGGTGTTACTAAAGGGATGACTTGTTCCAATGGAAATAGTAAAGAATTAAATGGATACAAGTTTATGAATATGGAATCAAAAATAGTAGGTCTTTTAAACAAAGTTATTAAAATTAATTATTAATTTCATGATAATCAAAGATAGAAAGGAAGTCGAGCAAATGAATGCTAAAATAGAAAATATCTTAAATAGAGACGAAAATATTTTTTTAAATAGTCTGATCTTGGACGCGGGGCTTAATAAAGGGTGCGAAATGGCTCACATAATGTATGCAGTAAATTTCAAGATAGATATATGCAAAAATTATACTGGTGGGAAAAATGATTGTTTAATAGGTAATCTTATAAAGCTAAAATACACATCCGAAGATTGGGAAGGAAACAGAAATGAGAGAGAAGATGTTCCTGAAGTAAATAATGTTTTTAAAGAAGCCAAAAAACAAGGTAGCGGAGATTATAAGTATTTCGATTCGATTATTGAGAAAATTTTTAAGTATAAAAAAAATGAAGATAGACAAACGGAAAAAGTTTCCTACGAAGGCAATTACAATAAATTTTTAGATGCTTTGAACAATATGGAATATATAGATTATTTAAACACTAACCATTGGAAACACTTTAGAAAAGAAGCTATTAAATTTTACAATAACAAATGCCAAATATGCGGTAAAAAAGAAGAAAACCTAAATTTACATCATAGCAATTATGGAAACAGGGGAAGAGAAACTTTTAACGATGTGACGTTACTTTGCTCTAAATGTCATAACATTTTTCATAAAGAAGGGAAGTAATGAATGTAAACCAGTTCGCAGATAGGCACTTATATCCATACAAAATAAAAGGGAAAAGCAGAAATGAAATAGTACCAAGGTTATGTCCGTACTGTAACGGTGGTCAGCATCACGACAAGGAGTCATTCGCACTTAACATGGACAAACTTACGTTTAATTGCAGAAGAGGCGGCTGTGGAGTGACAGGCAGTTTTTATCAGCTATGCAAAGATTTTAATGAGGAGTCTGATTGGATGAAAGATGATAATTATGAATATAAAAAACAACCTAAGAAAATTTATAAAAAGCCAGTAACCAATGTCATTACTCCTACTGATAAAGTTGATAATTATTTAAAATTGAGGGGATTTAGTAAGGAAACTTGCATAAATCGTAAGATTGGTTCTGATGAAAAAGACAATATTGTTATGCCGTATTATGAAAATGGGGAACTTGTGTTAGTTAAATTCAGACCTTCTCACAAAATAGTAAAAAAGAATGGTGATATAAAGTCTTGGCGAGAAGAAGGTGGAAAGCCCGTATTTTGGGGAATGGATGATTGCAACGTCGAATTGCCTTTGATTTTATGTGAAGGCGAAATGGATGCATTAGCTCTTGATGAAGCTGGTATAAAGAATGTAGTAAGTGTCCCGTCTGGTTGTGAAGATTTAACTTGTGTTGAATTATGTTGGGATTGGCTGGAGAAATTTAAAAAAATCATTATTTGGGGTGACAGCGATGCCCCTGGACAAGAAATGGTTAGAAAATTAATTAACAGATTGGGAGAATACAGGTGTTCCGTTGTCAATTCTAATAGAAAAGATGCTAATGAAGTCCTCTATTTTGATGGCAAAAATAAAATTATTGATGCAATATCAAATGCGAAGGAAGTTCCTATAGCTGGGTTATTAAGACTTTCAGATGTAGAAAATTTTGATTATAGTAAGGTTGAGCGTGTTAGCTCGGGCTTTGAGTTAATAGATAAAGCCATTGGAGGATTTATGATGGGGCAAGTTAGCCTTTGGACAGGTTCAAATTCTTCAGGCAAAAGTACATTACTAGGTCAAATTTTAGTTGAAAGTATTGAGAAAGACTTTAATGTATGTGCTTTTTCAGGTGAACTTCCTGCACCGTTATTTAAATATTGGGTTGAATTGCAAATGGCAGGTAAATTAAATTTAAAAGCAAGATATGATGAGCTTAAAAAAGAAGATATTTATTTTGTACCTGATAATATAAAAGACAAAATGAAAGCATGGTATAGAGACAGATTTTTTTTATATGACAGCTTTGGTAGTGCAAAAGGAGAAGATATTTTAAAAATCTTTGAATATGCTGCAAGAAGATATGATTGCAAAGTGTTTTCAATTGATAATTTAATGATAACTGATTTCTGTAGCGCGAATAAAGATTTTTATAGAGCACAAAGTGAATTTATGGGGAAAATAATTGAGTTTACACATAAATTTAATGTCCATGTGCATGTAGTGGCGCATCCAAGGAAAACAAGTGGAGACATAACTAAGAATGATGTTGGTGGGAGTGGAGATTTAACTAACCGTGTTGACAATGTATTTTCAGTTTCGAGAATAGATCAGGATGACCCAAAAAATGGTTTATCTCTAATGGATTGCGATAATAAAGTCGATATATTGAAGAATCGGTTTTCAGGAAGACAGGATATTACTATTGGGTTGAAATTCGAACCATTAAGCAAAAGATTTTTCGCTAAGTCAGATATTGATAGTGATAGTAAAAGATATGGTTGGAATGATCAACAAACGTTAATAACCGAGGTGCAAATGAAAAGTCCTTGGGATGGAGATGAAGAATAAATGGAGAATAAAAGAAAATCAATTTCTAAAAAATTAAGATTTGAAATATTCAAAAGAGATAATTTTACTTATGAAAGACGAGAACAATTAGAGTTAGTACTTAAATGGAATATGCCAAAAACCATAAAAAAGTATGGGATTAATGAGGTAATTGAGTCAACTAAGCTATCTTTTAAGCAATATTATGATAAAAATGATGAAAATATCGCAAAAATTATAGACTTTATTCCACGGATATGTGCTCGGAGATTAGAGCAAAAAGATAAACCGTTTCTATCAAAAATATTCTATATAAAAGCAATTATGAGAAATAGATTTGGAAATTATGATGATGAAAGAATAATGGATTGTCTAACCAATATAATTAAAATTAAGTTAGATTATGACATTATATGTGGCTTTTCTAAAACCGCTAGAAGCTGGACAATGTTTTGGAAATTGTTAAATGATTATTATGGAGGTGATTGGTAATGGCATGGGTAAGTGTGCATCAACAAATTAGAGATCACCGTAAAACTAGAGAACTATATAGAATGTTAAAAATAAGTAGAGCCGAGGCTATAGGTACACTGGTATTGATTTGGACATGGGCTATTGATAATTGCGATCAAGAAGGAAAATTGATATGTTGCACTATTGAAGACATCTCTGATGCAGCCTTTTGGAGTAAAAAACCTCGAATTTTATATGAAGCATTAATAAAAACAAGATGGTTAGACGTATTAGATGGTGATATATATTTACATGATTGGTCAGATTTTAACAAACCTTTTTATGATTACTTAGCAAAAAAGAAGAAGAACAATATAAGGCAACAAGAGTGGAGAAATAAGCAACAGTCACAAGGGCAATCTTTAAACGGTCACAATGACAATAATAGTGACCGTAACAGTGACAATGAACGTGACAAAGGTAGTGACGTGTCCTGTGATGTAACACCCTCACCTTCACCTTCACCTTCACCTTCACCTTCACCTTCACCTTCACCTTCACCTTCACCTAAGAAAGAATCTCTTTGTCAGAGAAATAAATTTCTTGACGAAGCGATTGAGATTATTATAGCGAAAGAACTTTACTCGAGTATGAAAGAAAATAATCCAAAATGTAAAGAACCTAATTTCCAAAAGTGGGCTTGTAATATTGATTCAATGATACGTATTGATAAAAGAGACGTTGTAGATATAAGAAAAATCATTAGTTTTAGTCAACATGATAATTTTTGGAAATCAAATATATTAAGTACCGCAAAGTTAAGAGAAAAATTTGATCAGTTAATATTAAAAGTTAATGATGTTCCCAAAATACCAGAAGAACATAAAAATAAAAAGGAAATATGGACATAAATCAGAGGCTAAGGAGGAATATATGGATTATAAAAGAGTAATAGAAACATGGCTGAGAAATTACAATGATATAATTATTAAACTAGATTCGTATAAATCCCTATATAATGAAGTTGAGAAACATGTAAGAGACGGAGATGCGCTTGAATATGATAAGGAAAAATTAAGTCCATCTCATAAAATTAGTTCTGAGGTAGAAGATAATGCAATAACATTAGCTAATATGAGTATTGAAATAAATCACCTGGAAAGCAAAATATTAGTAATACAACAAGGTATTAAGCAGCTAAACGAAAAAGAAAGAAGAATTATTGAATTAAGATTTATGCAGCATAATAGATGGGATAAACCTTTAACATGGGTCCAGATATCAAGGGAAATGAACTATGATATTAGTTGGTGTAGAGAGTTACGGAATAGAGCGATAAACACATTAACAGGAGTAATGTTTGGAATACAAGCGGAAAACCCACTAAATACAAGCCGTTTTTAACATAATAAGGTGTTATAATAGTATTAGTTAGAATTATTAAAGAGAGAAGAGCACTGGTATACAACCGGTGCTCTTCTTATTGCGCGTGTTCACTATATAGGAGGTGATTAGATGTTAGATGAGAGACAGGTTAAGGCAATAGAATCAAAGGTAATAGGCGGGAATATTAGCGATATGGCGAGGAAATCAGGCGTTACTAGGAATACTATTTATAAATGGATAGAATTGGAAGAGTTTAAGGCCGAGGTGAGCAGGTGTCAACAGGAGTTTATTTCCTCCACAATACAGATAATCACTGCCTATGCACCAAAGAACGCGCAGGCACTGATAGACCTAGCTGATAGCACTACCAATAAGAAGATTGAGTTAGATGCTAGGCTTGCTCTGTTAAACAAGACTATGCCTAATACAACTAAGATAAGCATAGATGATGGTAGAGATGCTAAGGATAATGTGCCAGTAGATGTACTGGACCAAGAGCTTCAGGAGTTTGATGAGGAATAGTCGCAGTTTATAGGGACCATAGCTAGTGCTCGCTACACAGCATCAGCGACAATATAATACGAACATGTGTGGGAACACACTATGTACTAGATATAAACACTGATAATAACGTCATAGTTTATTATAGTATAGGGTAGAGAACGTTGGTATCACTAGGTTTAATATATAATGTCGTGAAATCAAGGTTTCACGACATTATTTTACATTGGTTTACATTGATGTGAGAGGCTATAGGGGTATATTCTGTTTTTAGGAATCGTGGAAATCGTGGAGGTAGAGCCTATAATTTTTTATAATAAAATTTTACCTTTGAAAAAAGAAGACCACCTATTCGGCAGTCTCCAAATAATCCTTTAATAATAATTCAATAGCTTTATCTAATAACTTTGATTGTGGTATTTTAGTAGTTTCTGAAAGTGCTTTAAGTTGGTTCAATAAATTAATATCAATAGAATTTGTATATCTTTCCCTAGTTTTTAAATCACTCATTCATATCACCTCAAACACATTATATACTTTACTTAAACTTATTGCAACTTACGTAAGTTTATGATATAATAATTATATAGAAGTATATGAGGGGGATTTGTTAATGTATGGTAAGGAAATGTTTCAAAAGGGTATTTATGGGATTGTGGATTTGGATATTTATAAGATAGTATATGTTGGTAGTACAAATGTTTCATTTTCAAACAGATGGGGTCATCATTGGTTACGAGTAAAAAAAGGCAACCACCCCAATAAAAAAATTAACTGAATTATTCAACTGTGGTAATTTTGAATTTGTTATCATTGAGGCAGGGGAATTTACAACCAAACAACTTTTGAAAAAAGAAAAATATTATACTGAAAAGTATGGTGTGCTCGAAGATGGTTATTGTGTCCACGTTGGTGGTGGAAAACTACAAAATGCTTTTATGAGTGCTAATAATAATTTCGAAGAAGATAGCAACATAAAATTAATTCGTTTGTATATAGAAGAAAATTGGTTTAACAAGAAACTATATTCAGAGGATAAAATTACTATTGAAAATCAATTTAATAAAGTAGGTATCGATATAGGGCAAATGAAGTTTATGGCATTATTAAGAAGAACAGGATTTGTAATTCAAAGATTTGCAGATAAAAAAAGTTGGTTAATTTCAGAAAAAACATTTTAACACTCTTAACAGGGTGTTTTTCTTATGAAAGGAGATATTATTATATGAAATTCAGAAAGAAACCAGTAGTAATCAATGCTATAAAATATACGAGGGATAATATCCATAGGGTTATGGATTTTGTTGAAGAATTAAGCGGTGAAGATAATTCTAAAAATATGAAATATAATGCAGAGGAAAACGAATATTTTATTATTACGTTAGAGGGAAATATGAAAATGAGTGATGGTGATTTTCTAATTCAAGGTGTAAATGGTGAGTTTTATCCATGTAAACCTGATATATTTGAAAAGACATATGACATAGTATAATTTTTTATAATATTTTTTTAGCTTCAAGGGTAGGCACAACAATTATTTTTTATAATACTTTTTAGGTGGTGTGGTATATGAAAATTAAATTATACACGCAATGGAAAGATGGTGAAGTTGTTTGCGCCTGTCCTCCAATAAACAAATGTAAAAAGGAACATGGCTGTGAGCTCTTAGACTTTACGCTTGATGCTTATGCCGATATGCGAGAATGCATGAAGCATGATAGTTATGCCAGGATTAATAGTAGGGTACAGCAAAGAAGGTGATCCAATTGGAAGATGTAGAATTAGAAGTAGACGAACATAAAGTTAATAGACAATTATTATATAAATATTTAAAAAAGTTATATCCCCATGGCAATAAGGCTAGAGTGTTAATGAAACAACATAATGAGCATTTATTTGATTTTCATGGATTAGCATATAGTGTAGGTAAAAGATCAATAGCATTTTTCTGTAAATACTTTCTTCAAGATACATTTACACCAAAGCCGGGAAATGTCGCAAGAGAATTAGCACCAATGCATTATGAATTATGGGAAGAGGCAGAAAACATATTTATTAAAGATTTATATGATAAATTTGGAGCAGCTGAACCTAGAGGATCTGCAAAAACAACGATAATGGATTTTGCTATATCTACATGGCTTCATGCTTATGAAATATCTCCTTATACGCTTGTAGCTGGTAAAGTAGAACAAGATGCCACTGATTTTATAGCGACAACCCGGCAGGCATTTGAAGAAAATCAATATATTATAAAAAGTTTTGGAAAATTAATAGATACTAGAAATCGCACAGTAAATAAATTGGAACTTGAACTTAGTAATAATACAAAGATACAGGCAATAAGCTCAACGTCTTCTATTCGTGGTAAGAAATATGGTAAAAATAGACCATTTTGCATTATAGCTGATGATTATCAAGGTAAATCTGATATTATTACTCAAGAATCAAGGGATAAGAAATATAGGACCTGGATGGATGATGCAAAATTTGCAGGTGATGAGGCTGTATATAGGAATGGCGCAAGAATAAAAATGGCCACAAAATTTATAGTATTAGGAACTATACTCCATCGAGATTGTTTTATGAGTAGAATTCTTATAAATAAAGAATATAAATGCATTACTAGAAAAGCAGTGCTAGTAGATGATGTAGATGAACTTTATACTACTGGCTTATGGCTACAGTTTAAAAATATATATTTTAGTGATATTTATGAAGATGCTGAAGCTGCAGCAAAAGAGTTTTATTATCAGCACGAGGCAGAAATGCAATATCCTATTTCATGGCCAGATAAATGGGATTGCGCAAACTTAGCAATTGCTTATTATACTGATGGAATCAGTTTTAAACAGGAATTACAGAATGATGCCAGTAAAATTGGAATTAAAAACTTTAAATCTATAGTAACTCAAACACCTGAAGAGATTGAGGCCCATACATTTATTAAAACTATGCTTTGTATGGATCCAGCCGGAACTGATAATAAAAATAAGAATAAAGAAGATTTTTATGGTTTCATAGTTGGGTCACTCGCCAATAATGGTTTTAAATATGCTCGTAAGGCTGAAATATTAAAAATTGAGTTTGATGGTTATATGAAACATGCTCTTAAGCTTTTGACTGATTATAAGGATATAACCCATATATGTATTGAAAAAAATACTTATTCCGGTGCTGATGTAATCAAGCTGAAAGAATTAATAGCATTAGATGAGGTCCTTAAATTAAGGACTTTTATTTATGTAAATGAAATGCAGAAAAAGAATAAGGATGAAAAAATTAATACTATTGTTTCTGATGTTAATAATGGTCGTATTATTTTTAACTCTGAAGATGTTCCTTTTCAAGATCAAATCATGGATTTTGCAGGGCAGAATTTTAGTGAACATGATGATGCTCCTGATATTACAGCAGAGTTTGCAAATAGAATTAATGATATAAAAGTTGTAAGTGTCGTTAAAGTATTGGACCGAAGAGCTCTAGGCCTATAAGGAGGTGGATAAAATGAATTTTAGTGAATTAATGAAAAGACTTTTTAAAAAGCAAATAGGATTAAATCTACGAAATCCCGAGCATTTGAAGTTGGTTAAGAAAATATATGGCCAGTACGTCGCAAACCGTTATGTTCATGAAAAGATGTATAGGTACTATAAGGGGCAAACCGACGCTATGAAAAATTATAAATTTATAACTGAGAGATCTAATATTAAGACAAATGTAAACTATATGAAGAAATTTATCAAAGAAGAAGTTTCTTACACTGTAGGTAATGATATAACGTATGAGTCCAAGAGCGATAATAGTGATATAGTTAAGGATATTGAATACTACACTGCGCATTGGGATGAATTACATGATACGGACTTGATGAAGTATTTGTTAGTGTTTACTAAGGTATATGAATTGTATTACCTAAATGAAGCAGCTGACTTTTGTAGCAAGATTGTAAAACCCACTGATGGATATGCCTATACGGATAGCTCAGGTAAGGTTTTATTTTTTATTCGTGCGTTTAAAAATGATTTTGATACAACTAATCAATATATAGACGTGTATACAGATTCTTGTATTTATCATTATGATAGTAAATTCAATGAAATAGAAAACCCTACTTATAATATATTTGGAGAGGTTCCTGTTAGTGTTGGAAAATTAACATTAGAAGAATATCATGATAGTTTGTATGGTGATATAAAAGGTCTTCAAGATGCTTTTGAAACTAATTTTAGTGATATTGGGAATGAAATAAGTGATTTTAGAAGTGCTTATTTGGTATTTACAGGCTGTGAAATTCCTACAGATGATATACCAGAAATGAAAAAATTAGGAGTACTACAGGCTAAAGACAAAGATAGTACAATTCAGTGGCTTATTAAAAATATCAATGATACCTTTATCCAAAATACGCTTGATAGATATGTAGATACAATGTATCAAATTTCCTGCCATATTAATCATAACGAGGGTATGGTGAGCAACTTATCAGGGATTGCATTAAGATCAAGGCTAATTGCACTTGAAAATAAATGTGAACTTGAGGAAAAGGCACATAAAAATATTGTTAAAAATAGAAATAGGTTTTTATGTATGTATTTGAACCTTAAGAAAAACAAAAATTATGATTATAAAGATATTAATGCTCTTTATACTCCTAATATTCCAATGGATGATTTAGGAACTGCACAAATGCTGGCTCAGGTTCCTGAGGGAATTATTTCTAAGGATACTTCAAGAGGTAGATTTAGTTTTATAAGCAATAAAGTAGCTGAAGCTGAAAAAGTTAAAAAAGAACAGGATGCTGAGGTACCTATTATTAATTTAGACACTGTGACTGCCAATGAGTGATTATACCGATAAAGAAGAACAGGATTTCATTGAAAGTTTATATAATGAAGCTGATAAACAGATAAAAGAGGTTTATAAGGAACAAAAGAATAATAGAGATGAACTATTAAAGCAACTAGCAAATATAATGCTTACCTATACCATTTTAAATGACCTTATGAAGCTCTCTAAGGCAGATAAAAAGAAAGAGTACAATAGGTTGTCTAAGATAGTCGTAGTAGGTACGCAAGCCCAAGGGGTTACTCAAAACAAGGTTATAAAAGAAATATTAAACAGTGCAGTAAACAAAACTTTTAATTTCTATAGTTACAATGCAAATCTTAAAGATGTTAGGGAGATTATAGGTAGTAATTTCAAAGGAGCGCATTTTAGTGACAGGGTTTGGGGCCATAATAATGATGTGGCGAAACTACTCCATAAACAAACTCAAGATTTCTTAAATGGTAAAATAAATGTTAATCAAATTAAGAGGAATATTGAGAAGTCTTATAATACAAGTGCATATAATGTGCAAAGATTAGTGGAAACTGAAATAAGTCACGTTGAAAGTTTAGCATTTAAAAGATTTTGTAAAGAAACTGGAGTTGAGCGCGTCCTTAGAAATGAAGAGATGGATTCCAGGACTTGCAGTATATGTGCTGGTGTAAATGGAAAAGTATATGATTTAGATGATGCACCTGACAATCTGCATCCACGTTGTAGGGGTTATAATACAGTACTTTGATAAAAGGAGTGATTTATTAATGAAATACAGAAAGAAACCAGTAGTAATAGAGGCTATACAATATACAGGGGATAATATACACGCGGTTATGGCTTTTGTTAAAAAGCTAAGTGATAAAGATAACAACGAATGTACGATTTACAATGTAATTACGGGAAATGAATATTCCATAATGACATTAGAAGGTAATATGAAAATAAGTAAAAATGATTATGTTATAAAAGGTGTTCAAGGTGAATTTTATCCATGTAAATCTGATATATTTAAAAAGACATATGAAATAGTAGTATAAGAATATGACCAAAGGCGAAATTGAATTTGCAATCAGGAAAGCGTTTAATAATTTTGATACTTGGAACGATGTAACAGGAGTAATCCCAAAAGGTAGTGGTTATTACTATGAAATGCAAGGAGTTATATCAGACGCAGTTAAAATAGGTTGTAAGATAGCTTGCGAGGGTATTGATACCAATTTAGATGATATATTAAATGAATAGATTATGTATAAAGCATTTACTTGATAGTAGGTGCTTTGTTACGTGCCCCTAACATGGCATTAAACTGCTTAAGCTCGTCTTGTGGGCATTTTGCGTATGAGGGGTACAACTACATTAAAATAATAAAAATATGTGTCTTATGGGCAATTAGCGTATAAGGGATGGAGGAATATATGTTAAAGAAAGATTTAATCGAAAAAATAAAAGCTTTAAAAGACGATGAGGATATTAACACATTATTGGTTGGAACTGATGTTGAAACGCAGTTTAAAGGTGATGAACCTACACTAGATACCTTTAAGCAAAAGGCTAAGACAGATAAGGATTTCAAGTCATATTTTGAAAGCGAAAACGATAAATATCACGCAAAAGCAGTCAAAACAATGAAGGAATCCGGTAGTTGGGAAGGTGAGTTTTCTGACGTTATGAAAACAAAATATCCTGACTTGGTACCAGATCCGCAAGCCGAATTAAAAAAAGAAATTGCAAATTTAAAATCTGAAAGTGCTAGAGAAAAAATGTTAAATCAAGCGGTTGCTTATGCAACTGAAAAAGGAATTAAAATAGATTCAAAGTATATTAGTAAATTATTAGGTGAAGATTTTGATTCCACAAAAGTTGAATTAGATGGATTCGCAGAAAATTGGTCAAAGGGTCTTGAAACAAGCGTTAATGAGAGAATGAAAGTCTCAAGTTATGTTCCTGGCGGAAAAGGTGAAGATGGAGCAAACATTTCAATTGGTGCTTCAATGGCTGCACAAAATAATGGTGGCAAAACTGCTCCAAGTGACCCTTGGGCAGCAAAATAAGGAGGAATATTAAATGTTTAAAAAAACAATTTACACAAACGAAATGGAAATACTAGCAAGTGATGCAAATTTAGTATGTTTTTCAGGAACAGTATTAACTTCAGGTGTGGTAGCAGATGCAGACGGAAAGAAATATGTTGCAGCAGGTAGTTTCATTGATGCTACAGGCACAGTTGTTACAGAAGAAGGTACCGCTGGAAGTGAAACTTTAACAACTACTCCAGTAGGAGTTTTATATCAGACAGTAGATGTTACAAACGGTGATGAACCTGGTTCTATAATGGTTGAGGGATACTTAAGAGCAGATAGAGTCTTAGCACCATTTGCAGATGCAGCAATAGTTTTATTAAAAGCAGCTTTACCAGAAGTAAAATTTAGATAGTCGAGGGGGAATTAATAATGCCAAAATTAGTAGAAGTTTTTAATACATTAGAATTAATAAATTATTTCAAGGAAAGAGTAGTTGTCCCAATGTTAGGTGAAGCTCTATTCCCTGAAAAGAAGATTCAAGACATAGAATTTGATATGATTTTAGGTGCTGGCGGTCTCCCAGTAAGTGCAAGTGTACATGCATTTGATACAAAGACACAATTGGCTAGTAGAGAATCAATCGCAAAGGGTATCCAGACTTTAGCCCTAATCAAAAGACAAATTAAGATCACTGAGAAAGAATTAATCAAAATCCAAAATCCACGAAATGATGCTGAGTTAGCATTCGTTCTAGCTCAACTTTATAAAGATGCAGAAAAAATGGAAGAAAGTATAAGAGTAAGAGCTGAAGCTATGAGAATGGAAGCTATTTCTAGCGGTAAAATTGCAATAGATGAAAATGGTGTAGCTGTAACAATAGATTACTTAGTTCCAGCTGGAAACAAACTACCTTTCAACTGGAGTGCACCAACTACAGCTACACCACTTATTGACCTAGAAACTTTAGCAACTGCGGTTGAAAGTGAATGTGGAAGTAGACCAGCGAGAGCAATAACTTCAAGAAAAGTAATGAAGGCCATTTGTGCTACTACTTCAATCAAAAAAGCAGTATTTGGGTCTAACTCAGATAAACTTGTTACTTTATCATTGTTAAATGAGTTGCTATCACAGTCTGACCTACCAATTCTTTTAGTTAATGAATCTAAGTATAAGGTTGAAACAGCTACAGGATATTCAACTGTAAGATACTTCCCTGAAAACATTATATCTATGTTTGGATCTTCAACTTTAGGAGAAACAGTTTATGGACTAACTGCTGAAGAAGTTAAACTTATTGGTGATGGCAACATGAAAACCGCTTCAATGGTTGGAAATGTATTTGTAGGAACTTATACAAGTGTAGATCCAGTAGCAGAATTTACAAAGGCAGCTGCTACAGTAATTCCATCCTTCCCACATGCGGATGAACTTGGGATTGCAACTATAACACTAGCTTAGTATTAAGAGGGTTATTTAATAGCCCTCTTTTATTTATATAAAGGAGGGTATCTATGGCAATTAGCAAAGAACAACAGAAATCAATTCTTATAATTAAAAATTATTTAAATGTAGGTACCAATGCGAAGTATACAGATGATTACATTTTGACTACTTACTCTATTGCGGTTGAAGAATTGATAGAAAATGCGAGTGAAATTAAATTATTAAAAACTTTAGGTATAAAATCTAAGTCAGACGGTGTTCAGAGTGTTACCTTTAGTGATGGCATTGAGGCGTGGGCTATTACATCAAATATCAAAGCCTTGCTACCACTCCCATCTGTAAGACTTATGGGTTAAATGGGGGTGATTAGATGGTATTATTTAAAAATGCCAGTGTGTGACAATCTATAATAAGTATTACGATTTCATGACTGGGTATGATATGTATCAGCGAACTGTAATCAAAGGGATTAACTGGAGCGGTGTTAGAAATGCGAATATTAGTGATACAGGTTTATTACTAGCTGATTCCATCCGTATTATTTTAGATAAATTAGATAATTATATTTCTCCAAAACAGTTTAGAAAGTTATCTGATATTGAAAGACCTAATTATTTTACTTTAGCGGTAGGAGATAAAATTGTTAAAGGTGAGATTAATTTTGAGATAACAGGAGTCAAACCTTATAGGTTAGCTGATTTGGAAAATAATTATGATGATGTAGTAAATATAATGTCTACACGAGAATTAAGTGATCATTTTGAAGTGGAGGGCAAATAATGAGTAACCATGTAAGAGTAAGAATGGACCCAACTCAAAAGATTTTGCTTAAAAGGTATTTAAATCAAGATGGTAGAGCTCAAGTAGAATTTACTAAAGCATGCGCCAGGGAAATGGATAATTTTACACCCTATTTGACAGGACGGCTAAAAGATATGATGGTTACAATAAACCCAACTAATGTAACTTACAATGCCCCTTACGCTAAGCGACAATATTATACTAATGCTGGTAATGGCAGACAAGGTACCTCAAGTGGAGGGCTACGTGGAAAGCAATGGGATAAGAGGATGTGGCTCCAAAAAGGTGACGAGATTGTATCAACTATAGCAAGTTTTGTAGGAGGGGGAACATAAATGGTCATAGAAGCAATTAGAAATTTTATAAAATTATGTCCTTACCTGCAAGAGTTTGAGGGAGCAGATGGTGTTATAAAAGTAAATGTGGATTATTTGGAGGAACTTGCAACAGCGTATTCTATTGAGGAAGTTCCAACTAATCCAATAATTAAAACATATGTAAATGGTGATAGCATCAGGCAATTTCAATTTATATTTGCATCCAGGGAACCCTATGGAGCTGATGTGCTTCAAAATATTAGCAACAGTGGATTTTATTTTGATTTTGCAAATTGGATTGAAGAACAAAACAATAATGATAATTTCCCATTACTGGATGATGGATATGAAAGTCAAGAAATCAAAGTATTATCTCCAGGCTATGCATTTGCAGTTAGTGTGGACCAAGCAAGATATCAAATTGAATTAAGATTAAAATATTATAAACAGGGAGGAATTTAAATTGACAATTCGTAAAAGGAAGACCCAGGCTAACTATTTAAGCGTATTAGGTGCTTTTGAATTATTAGGAGCCGGATTTACAGAGTTAAACGAAAGCCCCAGTGCACAAACATCAAGCAAGAGGTATATTAATCAATCGAGTGCTACACAGTCCATTATAGGCTATGAATGGGCAACAAGCTTTAACACAGACCAAATAGTAAGTGAGAAAGCTATTACTTATATTAGAAATATTGGAGAAATGCAAAAAACAGGAGCCGATACAGAAACAGATTATTTAATCGTAGACTTAGACCAACCTGGTACGGCAGTAGGTACTTATAGGGCAAGAAAGTTCAGTATCGCAGTACAAGTTGATAGTTTTGATGATAATGATGGTGAACTAGGGGTAAGTGGAAGTCTATTAGGGAGTGCAGATCCAATTGAAGGCACGTTTACTATAGCAGATAAAACATTTGCAGCGGGGTTTACAGGGTTGACGTTGGAACTTAGTTATATAGCAACAGGTGCTATATCGGCTATTTCAGTACCTGAAATTACTTATAGTACAGTAGATAGCAAATTTGTAGGTATACCTGCGGATACAACAACATTTACATTTATGGATGTAGCGGTAACTATGACCGCGACTCTTGACAGTGTATGGACAATAGTTTAAGCAGTATAGGAGGAATTTAAATGAAAATCAATAATGTAGAATTAGAAGATGTTGATATATTTGACGTTGATACAGCTGAAAAATATGAGGAAGCTGTAAAAAAAGTACAGGAAGAAGCTGCTGCATCAAAGTTGATAGAAGATATAAGTTTATCAGCTATGATCAGAAAGCAATGTAATGCTGTGTTCAATTGTTTTAATACTATTTTTGGTGAGGGAACTGATAAAACAGTGTTTGGTGATAAAGTGAATTTAATGATTTGCTTGAAAGCTTTCGAAGAATTAATTGTAAATGTTAATGAGCAAAAGAAAGAATTAGAAAAACTAACTAGTAAATATTCTCCTAACCGAGCGCAAAGACGCGATAAAAAATAAGTATTCTTATTGATATTTTACCAACTGATGTCATAGTTGATGGAGAAACCTGTGATATTAATTTTGATTATAGATATAGCATACTCTTTGAAACTATGATGTCTGATAATGAGTTAGCTGATAAAGAAAAAATAGAACAGGCACTATTACTTTATTATCCTAAGCTTCCCAGAAATATTAATTTAGCTATGGACCAATTACTTTGGTTTTATAGATGCGGTAAAGATATAATCAAGTCTAAATCAAGTGCTAAGGGCAAGAGTACACAGATTTATGACTTTGATTTTGATGATGGTTATATCTATAGCGCATTTTTAGACCAGTATGGCATTGATTTACAAGATGCGGATTTGCATTGGTGGAAGTTTAAAGCTTTATTTAAGAGTTTAAAGGAGGATAATGAGATAGTCAAAATTATGGGGTATCGGTCTATGGATTTAACAAAGATCAAGGATAAAGAAGAAAAAGTGCGATATAAAAAAATGAAAGATTTATATAAAATACAAGGTCACGTAAGCAAAGATGAAACCGAAAAGCTTGAGAGTATTGAAAATGCATTAATTAATGGTGGAGATTTATCCAAACTATTGTAAAGTTGCCTATATAAGTATACAATTATTATAAAATACTATATAGGAGTGATTATTGGTGGGATTTTTTAATAAAAAGAATAAAGAAGGTAATATAGCAACTAAAATGATGTATATGAGTGGAATAGAACAGTATAATAAAAGAGCAAATGTAGAATTAAGCCTTTGTAATGAAAATCAAAATATACAAATAAAATGTAAAAATGATGTCTATCCACCTTCTTATATACCCTATTCAAGAATAACTAATGTTGGTGTTATAAGCGAAAAAGAGATAACCGAAAAAAGTAAAAGCGTTGGCGGAAGAGCAATCGTAGGCGGTATATTTTTAGGACCATTAGGTGCTATCGTCGGTGGTATGAGCGGGATAAGTGATAAAAAGATTACCAATTCTCGCTGCTATATGGTTCTTAATTATGAATCAACATTTGGAGAACTTGAGGCTATTACATTCGAGCCAGTAGCAGGAAATTTAAATTATTTTAGCTTTATAGAAAAACTTAGAGAACGAATTAAAATAAAAGAAATTTCAAAAGAAATATATTTATAAACGAAACAAATTAAGTACTTACATAAATGTAGGTGCTTTTTTGTCGGATAAAAAGAAGGTGATTAAAATTGAAGAGGTTAGATGTAGACACTGTAATCAACTACTTTTAAAAGCTTATTATATAAAAGGAGAATTGAAGTGTCCCAGATGTAAAAAAATAAATAAAATTAATATTGTAAAGACAGAGCTTAGAGCCACACCATAAGGTAGTGAGCCAATGCCTGCTTTTTTTATTTTATAAAAAAGGTAGGTGAAAAATATATGAGTGATGGAAGCATAATTATTGATACCAGTATAGATAATCGTGGTGCTGAAAAGGGTCTAAAAAGTTTAAGTGGGCTTGCTGGCACCGCATTAAAAGGTGTAGGCGTTGCAATAGCTGGGGTTGGCACTGCACTTCTTGGAATAGGTGCATATGCAATTAGCGTTGGTACAAAATTTGAAGCGGGAATGTCTAAAGTAAAAGCTATAAGTGGCGCGACTGCAGATGATATGACTAAACTGGCTGATAAAGCAAAGGAAATGGGTGCTACCACGAAATTTAGTGCAACTGAATCAGCTGATGCGCTTCAATTCATGGCATTAGCAGGTTGGAAAACAACAGATATGCTAGATGGTTTACCTGGAATAATGAATTTAGCCGCCGCTAGTGGTGAAGAATTAGCTAGCGTAAGTGATATTGTGACTAAGTTAAATTGGTCGGTTGTATAGAAATATACTTCAAAAAGCATCGAAGAAATACGGGGAAGATTAAGCGAAAGTTAGCGACATAGTTACCGACATGTGATATAATTACATTAGAGGTGATATTATGTTAAATATCTGTTTAAATTGTGATGAAATTTTTAAAGGGAAGTCAAATCAAAAGTGTTGTTCTAGAAAATGTTCCAATGAATTAAGAAACCCTCCCATTTATATGAAATGTGAAATATGTGACGAAAATATAAAGATAACAAATGGTCAATTGAAGAAGAATAATCATTTTTATTGTTCCAATAAATGTAGAGCAATTGGGGTTGGAAGATTTCAAAGTGGAGAACATAATCCTAACTTCAAAAATGCTAATACCATTGTAGAATGCAGTAATTGTGGTAAACCAATTAAAGTTTTAAATTGTAATCTAAAAAATTCTGATGGGAGCATTAAGAAAAATCATTATTGTTCAACAGAATGCAAATCATCTCACCAAAAGACTATATTACTGGGTGGAAATAACCCGAAATATAGAGGAGGTGAAGTTGAAGCAACTTGTGATTTTTGTGGAAAAACAAACAAAATACAGAGATATAAATATATTGCTAACAAAAGCAACTATTGTTCTCAAAATTGTAAAGCCGAACATCAGAAGTTAATTTTGCTTAGAGAAAATAATCACAATTATATACATGGTTTATCTGAAGGTTATAGAGAAAGATACAGAATTGTTGATGGATATAATACTTGGAGAAGACAAGTTTACGAAAGAGACAATTACACTTGTCAATGGTGTGGAGACGATAAAGGACACAATTTAAATGCACACCATATTAATGGCTATAATTGGGATAAAGAACATCAAACCGATATCAACAATGGTATAACTATATGTAAAAAGTGTCATAAAGAATTTCACAATAAATATGGAAATGGGAATAACACAGAACAACAATTTAAACAATATATAACTGAGTATATTAATCCCGTGGTAAGGTAAGAAATTAAAAGTTCTTATCCACCGTAGAGCGTAGGAATTGAACCTATGCTTTTTATTTTGCAATGAAAAGCATAGAATAAAATGTTCCCAAGAGTCTTCGACATCTAAACGTAAAGTCGTAGGTGAAAAGGTACGCCAATCTAAGCTGGAAATGACCAGTTGATAAGATGAAGAATAACGCACTTCATTAAATGAGGGAAACTTCTAGAGGGTAAGATAAAAAGCTTACCGATAATAACGAATGGATGCTTTAACAGCGTTTGGCATGAAATCAAAGGAAAGTGGACGTTTTGCAGATATATTAGCAGCTGCTAGTAGTAATTCTAATACTAACGTATCAATGCTTGGTGAGTCATTTAAGCGTGTTGCACCATTAGCTGGAGCAATGGGTTACAGCGCAGAAGATGCAAGTATTGCTTTAGGATTGATGGCTAACGCTGGAATAAAAGGAAGTTTGAGTGGTACTAGTTTAAAAACCGCATTAGTAAATATGGTTAAGCCAACTTCAAAAATGAAAAAAGTTATGGATGAATATGGTTTAAGCCTAGAAAATACAGATGGAACCATGAAACCACTAAGGACCGTAATGGATGAACTAAGAACTAAAATGGGCAGATTAGATAAATCAACGCAATCAGCTGCAGCGGCAACGCTTTTTGGAAAAGAAAGTTTAGCAGGTATGTTGGCTGTTGTGAACGCAAGTCCTGAGGACTATGAAAAATTGACAGGTGCTATTAATAACTCAGATGGAGCAGCAAAGGCTATGGCCGATACCATGAATGATAATCTTCAAGGACAAATGACACTAATGGGAAGCGCTTTAGAAGGTTTAGGGCTTCAGATATATGAGAAAATGGAGGGTCCTCTAAAGGAAGCTGCTAAAACTGCAATAGAAAGCATAAGTAGAATTTCTAAAAGTTTAACTGATGGAGAATTATCAGGTAGTGTGGATAAATTAGCAGAGGGATTTGGAAATTTAATTACTAAAATTGCCGAGGGTGTAGAAACTTGGTTACCTAGGATTATTACAGCATTTACATGGGTTATGGATAATAGTAATGAAATAGCTACTGGAATAATAGCAATTGGAACAGCGCTTCTTGTGTTTAAGGTCGCGAATATAGTCATGGCGTTAGTTGAAGCTTTTAAATTAGCAAAAGCAGCGCAAGAAGGATTAACTGTAGCTACTTGGTTATATGAAGCAGCTATGGCAGCAGTTGGTGGTCCAGTTATTTTAATAATAGCGGTTATAGCAGCACTTGTAGCTGGTGTTATTTATTTATGGAATACAAATGAAGGGTTTAGAACTTTTTGGATAGGAGTATGGCAGGCAATTTCAGATTTCTTTGTTGGAATATGGACTGCTATTATTGCATTTTTTACCGAAACTATTCCTACTGTTTTTAACAATTTTATAGCAATAGTAAGTGCGTTGCCTGGTAAGATAGCTGCTTTCTTTACAAATATTTATAATAACTTTATAACTTGGGGAGCTGGTGTAATAGCATGGGTAGCCGCTACAATACCTAAAATAATAAATAGTGTAATTGAATTTTTTAATCAATTGCCAGGCAGAATAGGATTTGCTCTTGGGTATGCACTTGGTACTATAATTAAGTGGGGAATAGCTGCATTTAATTATCTTGTAACTAATGTACCTAAATGGATAAGGGCAGTGGTTACCTTTTTCAGCCAATTGCCAGGGAAAATTTGGACCTGGTTAGCTAGTGCGATAGTTAAAATTGCAACATGGGGATCTCAAATGTATAGTAAAATGACGAGCGCTGTGAGTAAAGCTATATCTGCGGTAATAACCTTCTTTGCTCAATTACCTGGTAAGGTGTGGACATGGTTACTTAATACAATCGCTAAAGTAGCACAATTTGGTAGTAATTTAAGTTCTAAGACTAAACAAGCTGGGGCTGATATGGTAAGTAGTATGGTTAGTTCGGTTGCTAGTTTACCAGGTAAAATGATGAGCGTAGGAGCTAATATCGTAAAAGGTGTATGGAATGGTATAAAGGGCCTAGGCGGTTGGCTAAAAAGTAAAGTTTCTAATTTTTTCGGTGGGATAGTAGATGGAGCTAAAAGTGCTCTAGGAATAAAATCACCATCTCGAATTTTTAGAGATCAAGTTGGTGCAATGATGGCTAAAGGAGTTGCTGTAGGTTTTGATGATGAATCTTCAAGTGTAGAAGATAAAATGAAAAAGAACTTATCTAATTTAACTGCTAAAATGAGTGCCACAGTGGATTATGAAACTGCTAGTACTACTGCCAAGGTTGTTGCAAAGCATGATTATGCAAGTGCTACTGGTCAATCTAGCATAAATGAATCTGACAATAAGAGCATTAACCCAACAATTATAGCAAACTTAATTGTAGACGGTAAAGAATTTACGCAGACAGTTGTTGCTCCAAACCAAAAAGTATTAAATGATTTTTATAAAGGTAGGTGATTACATGCTAAAAGAGGGCGAAATATATTTTAATAACAATACTAGTATTAATCTAAATTTATTTTTAGAAAACTATCCCTCTGTACCTATTAGCAATGAGGAATATGATGAAGTGCCAGTAGAGGGCAGAAATGGAACGTTGTTTATTAATAAAGGGACTTACCCTAATGCGGTGGTTCCTTTCGTTTTTTCAATTAGATCAGAGGAACTTGAATTAGATTTTGATAAGGTTTATGAATGGCTTACAGAAATAGAAGATAACAGACTTATTTTCGGTAGGATCGATAGATGCTATATAGTTAAAAAAATAATATTTGGAAATTTGCAAAAGGAATTTAGAAGCATTGGAGCCTTTGGTGTGGATTTTATATGTGAACCTTTTAAGGCGGACCTAGATCCTATAATCTATGAAATAACATCTAATAATTTTAGCTTTGAATACTTTGGGAATGCTCCGGCTGAATCTCTTATAAAGATTTATGGCACTGGAAATATCCAAATAACCATCAATGGTGAAACGATGGAAATATTAAATGTAGTTGATTATGTAGAAATAGATAGTGATCTATTACAAG